CATGTGATTTGCCTATTTTTTAATCAATAAAAACTGCGCTTGTTCCACTTCTTGTTCCACCTATAGGAAACAAAGGATGGAACAAACCCATCCTTTTTTGTTCTAAACCCATATAGTTTGTTCCGCACTTTTTTCTGGAACAAAACAGCACTAAACATTTGAACCTATTAACTTTTACAGCATTTCATTTTTGGAACAAACCACCTAGTTCTGTTCCATTTTTCAGATCACTTTATAACGTGGAACAAACGCGGAACAAGAAATACATTTTTTGACACACTTTTTAACCACTAATTTCGGCCTTTCCAGCGGTCGTTATTTTCCAATTCTTCCGCACCTTTCTGACCATCTTATCGGCCTTTAATTGGTTAATTGTGCGGCTGACCTTTGACACCATCGGCTGACCGTTGCGATCGTTCCAGCCGAGCAGCGTAGCCCATTCCCGCAGCGTTGATTTGGGATTGGAATTGACCAGCGCCAGCAAACGGTTTTCTTCCGATTCGGCCTGTTCTTCGAGCAATTCGGATTCGTTCATGTTTAGCGGTTTGGCAATAACCGAAGTAATCGGCGTGCCGAAATTAGTCTTTATGTCTGGAAAAACGAATACATCGAGTTTGATTTTGACCGGCTCAAAGTCAGCGCCGCGGATTTTGTTCTGAGACAGGCTGACCACGCCACCGGAGTTCCAGGCGGTCAAGTTGCCGTCCAGCTCATTCAAAAATGCCGATCCACCACGCGGCAATAGCCCCTCTGCGCCCTCTACGGCGCGGTTTGGGTGGCACAGCACCGCCACGGAAGGCAGACCTACCAACCGCGTTAATGAGCGCAGCTCAAGCGCCTGTGCGTAAGCCTGAGTGTTGTCGTTTTCCTCGTCACCGCTAAAAAATGACGTTTTGCCGTCCACCAGCACCAAATCAAAGCCGCCGACTAATTCCGACAATTCCATTAATTCCTCAAAATGCTGCGTAATGCTGAATGACCGGCTGATAAAGGTGACATTATTAAAGGCGTCCGGCATAAACATGGAAACGCAGTAGGCTTTAATGCGTAACCGAATATCCTCTGGATTCTCGCCGGCTAGATAGAGCACGCGGCCGACAACCGACTGGTGCCGGCCAAATGACTTACCGGCGCCGACGCACGCCGCCAGGCTGACGGCAATGGCGGTTTTACCGGCGTTGCTCTTTCCTGTGATACCGTAGAGATAGCCGCGCAGCAGCACGCCCTCAATGGTGTATTCCGGCGGTTTGAACCCGGCAACGAAGGTTTCTCCGGTTTCTGCAATCAGCTTGGAAACTGGTGCGGATGCCTTCGGTGCAGAGCTGGTGCCTGACATGGGGTTTATCCATCCTGCCGACTGGGCGCGAGAAAATAAGGTTTTGATCGTCACGCCTGCGGCCCGATTGGTTGAAAACGACAACCATTTTGCCCGCTGCACCTTGTGGTCAAACTTCCCCGACCGGCCGGACCAGTCCACCCAGACTTGATATGCCAGATCGCCCAAGCCGGTCGCGTGTAGCGCCATGCCTGCCTCGATCCACTGGTGATAATCCTCGGCATCCAGCACTGTCAGCGCGTCTGCGGCCTCTGCGAGTTGTGCCGGCAGTGTGTAATTGCCTAAGTTTGGCGAGCTGGGCGCCGCACCCGCTTCCGCTGCCGGTTCCATCAACATGCGTTCGAGCCAGACAGGGGCGCGTGCCGGGGTGAATCCGGCCAGCAGATCCAGCCCGTCATCCCAAGCATACCGGCGCCCAGAATGATGGATGGATGGCTCGGCCACGATATAGCCGTTGGCCTTGACGTCAATCCCCTGCGCCAGCTTGCCACGGCAGCGTTTGACGGCCGCAGTGTCGATCCTGACTAGGTAGTGCCACCCGTTACCGCTGCGCTGCGTAGGAGTCTCTGGTAGGGCCCCGTTAGCCTGTATCAGCGCCTCCCAACTCAGGTGGCCGTTATTGCGCGTGTCCACATCTAGCGCCACGCATCCCGCGTCACCCATCGCCAGCCCGATATTGGCAGTCGGCCACTTAGACCACCAGCCGCGGATCGTCATTTCGTCGCTGCTGGCCTCGGTCGCCCCGTGTGCGGTCAGCGGATGTTTGCCAGGCGAGCGACAATCGGAATCGCCGCAAGTGCAGACGCCTTGCCGGATGCTGTTCAGTGGCAGCACACGGAATCCCCGCAGCGCGTATTTCAGTGCAGCATCCAGCAAGACCTTTGGATGCAGCTCGACTACAGAATCATTCTCAACCATGTCGCACCCCTATAATTCCTGCGTCCGATGATAAACCGGCCCCGCAATAACGCCGGATCCACTCGTTGACTTGCGCTTATATGTCTTGCGGCAGTCCTTGCACACAAAACTTTGCCCAGCGGCCCGTTCAATTGTCTGAAACCCCTTGCCGCCGCAGAAAGAACAGGTCATGTCCGGTGGGCGTATTACGTTTTTGACGTTCATCTTGCCACCCTTGTTCGATACTCGCACCAATCGCGCACAGTCCATATGCTGACATCGTAAAAAGCAGCGATGACCGAGTATGCCCTGCCAAACCGCTGCCGCTGGTGGCGGGCTTCCTGCACTATGCTGAATGGTATTTTTGCTTTGTGGTGCATGTTATTTCCTCCACTTGTTGAATTCTTTTGCCGATCCATGCCATCACTGGCACTGCCATGCTGTTGCCGAGTGCCTTGTAGCGCGGCCCATCAGCGGCTGGCTTGTTGCGGTACTGGACGAGCGTGTAATCGTCGGGGAAGCCCTGTAGCCTCTCGCACTCTCGCGGGGTCAGGCGGCGTACTTGCATGGCTTGCAAAAGCTTAGGTATGCGATTATCTTCGTCAGACGATGACAGTGTTGGCGCCAAGTGTTCGCTGTATCCGATGCTACGCGCGGCCGCGCTTTGGCCGCTTTTAAAAATCGCCACTGCCAGCGTCTGACATTTCGGCAGCGTAGGCGCGGTTCCGCGCTCCTGGTCGTAGCCTAACGTGGTCTGCGCGCCGCCTGCTTGATGGGCAAAGGCAACCGCGTGCTGACTCGCCTTGTCCAGCGTGTACATCGGCTCCCCACCTTCGCCAATGCCTAACCCGTTCTGCGACTTGCCGCGCAGCGCGTTCTGGATCGGCACCAACGGCGTCCCGCGCCCCGTCCCGTCCTCGCTAGCGTCGAAGCCTTCGCCACGCAAGGAGTGGGAAATCATCGGAACGAGTGCGCCTTCCTTGATATCACGCGCGCCAAGTGCCGTAAATGTGCGCGTCGTTAGCGTTCCCATAACCGGCAAAACGTGCCCGTTGACAACCGATTGATGGGTAAGTTTTTCTCCACCGCATTGCGTATCCAATGCCCCAGCTACGCCATAAGCGATAGCAGGTAACGGTCTGCCGCCACCGGTCGGCGAACCTTTCAGCAAAGGGCCAGTAGGGCCAGTAGGGCCATGACCGTTGTTCTCGTAATCAATCCCGCCGATCAATTCTTTTGTATCGTAGTCTGCGCCACCTGTTTTAAGGCTTGCTGTAACTGTTTTGGCAACTCTTTGCCCCGCTTCTCTGCGCGGCGCAATATGCCTTTGCAAGCTGTGGCGCTCAAAAAGAACCGCTGCGGCACGTTGCCAACCTCCAGCACATCCGACAACGAACACGCGTCTGCGCCGCTGGGGAACTCCAAAGTATTGAGCGTCAAGAATTCGGTAGGCGAACCCATACCCGAGTTGCCCCATCCCTCGAAGGAGGCTGGCAAAATCTCGTCCTCCGTTACTGGACAAGACGCCGGGCACGTTTTCCCAAACCAACCACTCGGGGCTATACTTTGCAGCAATGGCAAGATACGTAAGCATGAGGTTGCCACGCGGGTCTGCCAATCCTTTTCGGAGTCCTGCGACACTGAAAGATTGGCAGGGGGTTCCTCCAACGAGAACATTGACATTTGCATCTGGCCACTCCTTAAATTTAGTCATATCGCCCCAGTTAGGCACATCAGGATAATGGTGCGCCAATGCAGAACATGGGAATTTTTCAATCTCAGAAAAAGCAACAGGTTGCCAGCCTAAAGAATGCCAGCCTCTGTAGCCCGCCTCAATCCCACTACAAACTGACAAATAATTCATTTCCCCGCCTTCCGGCGCCCTTTTTCCATCGCTTGGAATGCCTTGTCAGCAATGACAACGCGCCGACCGGCGAGGATAGTTGTGGCTATTTTTCCTTGATTTATCAGCGTTGTAGTCCATTGTCTGCTGACCTTTAGCCTCTTGGCAGCGTCTGTGACTGTGAGATACATTTGAACCCCCTTGTGGTTGATAACGTGTCGCCATCTTACATCAGATAAAAATAATTGCAATAATCTATTGACACGCTGTAAAGCCATGTCTATTATTCACACATCGCAGCAAAACAACCGACCAACCGAAAGGAAATATCATGACCTTACAAGAAGCCACTCAAATCTCAAAAGCTGCAAAAGCCAAAGGCTACGGCACGCGCATCATGGGCGGCAAAATGCAATTTATTGTTGTGTCTTACGCCACAAACGGCAAAGCCAAATTGATTGCAAAATCAGAATACGTCAGCCTTGATGACGCACTGGAAGTGCTCAACAATTTACCCGTAGCAAACTAACAACCGACCAACCGAAAGGATTTACATGTCACCAGAACCCTGCCTCTGCGGTGCCACAGACTGCCCCAAGTGCTACCGCAACGCCACAAGCCGCGAAGTGTCAGACGATGACCGCGCAGACGCACTTGATGACATAGTCGAGGAAGTGCTCGACACCGGCAAATTCCCGCAGCTCGGCCGCACTGAAGTCGATCTGTATGAATTTGTCACCGAGGAATTAGACAGCAGCTTTGCATACGAGCTGGTAGTCGCCGCCCTCGGCACCAACAAACCCGCCTTTGAAGCCCGCATCGAGCGCCTCTACGACCAAGTGCAGGCGATGCTCAAGAAACATCTGGAAGATTCGGATTGCGTTGATGAGATGGCGCAAGACATTTGTGACGATCGGAGTGAAAGATGAAACAGATTATTCTTGATTGTGTTTTAGGGTTGGTGACGTTCGCATCATTATGGATTTTTGTTGTTCTGTTGTTCTCATTAAATTAACGGAGGAATCATGGCAATTAACCTGCAGGCAATTTCCCGCAACACCAGCATCCAGCCACCGCGCATCATGGTCTACGGCCCGCATGGGTTGGGCAAGACGACCTTTGGCGCCAGCGCACCGAACCCGATATTCATTTTGACTGAGGATGGATTGGGGCGCCTTGAAGCGGATCACTTCCCGCTGGCGACTAGGTTCAGTGATGTTCAGGATGCCCTTAAAGCATTACAGGGCGAGCACGACTTCCAAACAGTCGTCATCGACAGCCTAGACTGGCTGGATAACCTGATCTGGGAACAGATCAACACGCAATACGAAGCCAAAGACCTTGCCTATGGCAAAGGCGCCGTAATCGCGGCCGACCTGTGGCGCAAAGTGTTAGACGATCTGACCGCCCTGCGTAGCAAAGGCATGGCGTCCATCCTGCTGGCGCACTGCGAGATCAAGCGTTTCGACAGCCCCGAAGTCGAGCCGTATGAGCGTTATCAACCCAAACTGCAAGCCCGCAGCAGCGCCCTGGTGCAGGAATGGTG